ACCTGGAAGAGAAAAATTGAGACCGATAGGGTCACACAAATGTGCAACCTTATCAAAGACATTCTTTTGCCTCTGTGTCAAGAGGCTGCGGCTCTTGCTACCCAAAAGTCGACAGATATCGAGGAAATTGTCATCAGACATCTTCCTCCACTTCAATTGGGGATAAACCCTAGTTGAAGTGACTATTTTTCCCGCAAACTCAGAGAGCTTGTTGGAAGAAATAGACTTATCCTGAGACCATGGGCAGCCCATTCTTTCAAGCATGGCAAGATAGTTGTCTCTTAGAGAATCCTCTAAGATAACAACATCATCCCCTACTACAAAGAACTGATGGTGATAATCACCACCAGCTAAATGTAAGAGGAGAAGACCATGTGTCAGAGTAAAGGAAGCAAAACTAGGGTATAAACCCAAGGGTTGCCCCTTTGTCCATCTAAGATCACCAATAGGAGATGACCACAGACCACGACTAATCTCTTGAAAGAGATTAATGTGATCCCAATCTTTAGGCCAGAAAATTGCTCGTAAAGCAGTTAACTGGATTGAGAGAGGAAAGTGATCAGTCGCATTGGAAAGATCAATAGAATGAACCTGACCACCTCGTAAGAGGTGTGATTGAATGTGGGGAATTGCCTTCATTTGGTCATGAGTGCAATCCCAAGGCAGTGATTGGATTAACCGATAAAGTTCTTCACCGAAAGGGCGAAGGGCTTCTTGGTGAATCCTAAAGGGAGAAGCTACAGAACGTAGCTTCCCGCCCGGCTCCTGCAAAAAGTGGATTTCTCCACCCATAACAGGAACATCTGGTAACCTGCGACCTAATGGCCAAGAATGGACATTAGATGCCAGTTCATCCAGATACCTTTGGCGGATACCTAGACCTTTTAAAAGAGGTTTATATAACCTCTGATATTGGCAGTAAGTATTGATTCCACCAGTCGTATTGAATATCTTCAAATCATCTAAGATATTCTCCGATTGAGGAGTCGACTTACTCCCAAAGAGTCTAGGAGCCCTCTTATCAGGTGAACCCTGATAAGTCACTAGAGGTCTGTGAGAACAACTCACAGATCTCTTGCAAATTGCTCCGTTAACAGTTTGGGCGAACGATTTGTGAAATCGCTCATCCAAACCATCGGGTTTAGCAGGGTTAATAGCAGACAAAAACTTTTGCTTCTGTCCTTCAGTTAATGAAGGAAGAATATAGTATGTATAAGCCATAAAGGCTTGCACACACTTGCCAAAGTTATGTCGCTTACTAGCCCATCTAAACAATGTTCCGATGGTACCTGCAATCTCACCCTTGGAATTCTTGCGAATCCAAGTTAAGGGTTGGAGGCCTGTTTGAGAGCGGATAAGATCTACCTTAAGACCTTTCAGTCTTTTGATAGTCCATTCCACTCCGGAACAATTTTCCCACTTAACCATCATACCTATAAAAGGTTTAATGGTTTGTCGTGGGATGCCAATCACAGAAAGACGACGCGCTAGTCCATCCTGATGCTGTTGCATAAGCAACATGGCCTAACTCCTTAATAGGATACGGTCGCATCGGATTGACGACGAGTCAGTCCTTAGATCTTAGGTGGCTCAAAGTTAGTGTAGGAAGTAAGAGAAAAGAAACTTGATGGTATGTGCAACAGTTATTGTTGTCAATACCACCCAAATCCAGTAACCTCTTCTTGTTATGAGCTTGAACCCACGGTCCAATAAAATGGAGCGGAGGTCATCTCTGCCTAACACATCATCTAAAGATAATTCCTTAGATGTCTGTGATTCTGTCTTTAAGGTAAGGTTCTCAACTTTCACTTTAGATAATTCAGAAAGCGCATTATCCAAGCGCTTCTTGATATCATCATAAGTGGAGAGAGAACTACTTTCTAGTGATTTCACTAGGACAGACTTGAGGGTTAGGAGCCTAAAACTAGGCTTCACACGCTCAAGCAGAGATAATGAGTTTTGAATCCAACAAATGGTTTCAAACTCTT